TTCTTTATTATTTCGTCGGTATCGTCTCTTAACCTCTAAATAAGCATCGCGGTTGGCGTAGTAGTTTTTCTGATTGGTATTGTGTGATTTTGTTTTATTATTGGAATAATACTCGGCCAAGTATTCTTTGAAGCAGTCTTTACATTTAGAAGAAAATCCTGATTTTAGGCGCGGGTCTGGCTTGAAATCCATTATTATTTTTTCTTTTTTACATTTTGAGCAAATCTTATTCATGCTATTTATTACACTTAATTGACCTGAAAGTTCAAAAAATTATTGACAAGTATCATTCGTTCTGATAATCTCTTGAAATGAAGATTGACACCAATAAAATTCATTTGATAGACGACAAACCCCATAAGGAAATTGATGGCATTTTATTTTGTCTGATTCCTGACGCGATTGAACATAAGGGGAAATTTTATCGTCCTATTACTGAACGCGCATTTGACGACCAATCATCGCAGCTTTTTCCCATGATGAAATCGAGGATGCAGGTATAAGCGAAAAAGAATTTTATCTTAAATTTGGATTTGAAGCAACACGCATGGTAATTGAACTTACTGATGTTTTTACAAGTCAGGCATATCCAAACCTAAATAGGGACAAACGTAAATCTCTTGAGGCCGAACGTATTAGCAAAATTTCTGATAATGCCCAAACGGTCAAACTTGCTGACCTTTATTCAAATACCAAGTCTATTGTCCAAGATGACCCGAAGTTTGCAATTACTTATTTGAAAGAAAAACACCGTATGATGAAGGGTTTAATTCGCGGAAATCCAATCTTATATGCCAAAGTCTTAAAACAATTAAAAGATTCTATTGACTTATTGGGCGTAATAGTATAAATTCGATACATGACTAAACAATTCAAAGAATGGCTGGAATGTCTAATAGTAATTTTAATTTGCTGTTTTGGATTAAATTTAATTTTAATTCATAAATTTATGTCGCTTGCATTAGCATTATCTTCTTATGAAAGTATAGTTTTTGCTTTGTTAATGTTTTTTGCGCCGTGGATGACAAGAAATGAAAATCTCTTGACATTCAAAACCAAATCTGATACTCTCTGAATATGAAATTGAACAAGTGGACATTTGCACCAGTTTTAATTTATTTAATTTTATTTACGGCTGCTGCAAAGGCTGAATCATTGGACACTAACTTTCTCCATGCAATCAACATGGTTGAATCAAGCGGCAAACAAGGCGCGATTCATGGCGACCACGGCGCGGCACTTGGCGGTTTTCAAATCCACAAAGCATTTTGGCAAGATGCTGTCGAGTATGACAAATCAATCGGCGGAAAATACAATGACGTGACTAATAACGCATACGCGGCAAAGATTGTCACAGCCTATCTAAATAGGTATGCTCATAAGGCTATTATTGCACACGACTACAAGACTTTAGCCTATGCTTTTCATCGCGGTAAAGATAATGACATATACTGGCTGCGTGTGAGGTGCGTTTTAGATTTTCGGTAGCTGAAATAGCCAAAGTTTTTCGTTGACAAATGAACGGCAATCTGTTTTAATACGCACATGAAACAAAATACATACAATGTAATGAAACGAACCAAATACTTTCTCCTGCATGACGGCCTATGCGTATGGCGTTGGAAAAACCACGAAATGACATTTGTTGATTTGCGAAGTTTCGGCAAACGAAATGAAAAGCGTCGGGACACAATGGATGACGAAACTGAATTGACCCGTATATTCAAAGTGAAACAAATTAGTTACAAACAAGCCAGAAGGATTGATTCTCAATTTGTAAATTAGTTGTTGACTTTCTTTGTTCACTCTGATACTCTTTGGGTATGAAGATTGAAATAACAATAGAACGCGACGGTATTGAAGTAACTGTCATTGTTGAAGTGGCTGATAACTACACAATGGGCAGCGTTCGCGGCGCGGTTATCAAAGGCTCAAATGAGGAAATTGATTTGACAAAAGTAGAACAACGCGAAGCCATTGAACGCTACTTTGACAAACTAAACGAAGATGAAATCACTGGCGAAGATGAATACTTCGAGGATAGATAAATTTTGTTGACAACCGACGCCAAAACTGATACATTACGAACATGAAGAAAATCTATTATTGGGTGGTGACACCAAACGCCGAAACTCCTATCTCTGGTAACACCATGCGCGAGGCTCTTGATGAAGCCATGACACTTACCGAAGGAGCAGTCTTGTTGCATCAGCAAGTAACGGTCTTGCACAAGGGCAACATCGTCTGGACTAGCAACTATAACTAAACAAATGAAACAACGCATTGAATCATTCCGAATTTTTCTCGCGGCGGCAATCTTTGTCCTGCTGCTTGATGATTAAACAAATTTGAAGGACGTGCTGGTTACAGTCCAGCGGTAATGGCGTTCAATTCTCCAACCCTACCCTTCATTTAATGAATTTCAAAATGGCAGTTGGCACAAAGTAAATCGCATTTGTCTAATTCTGGTCTTATAGTGTCCCATTTTAATCCATTCTTTTTGCCAATAGTAAAACTTTTTTGGCTTGGGTCGCGGTGATGGAATTGAAGGGCTTTGACTGATTTGTTATAGCCACAAGTGATACACTTGCCGCCTAAATAGTCAACGGCGCGTCTTTTGAGGGCTTGGGCGTATTCGAGAACCCTATCAGACTCGCAAGATTTACAGCAGGAACGATAATGTTTGATTTTGCCGCGCAATGTAAATTCAGATAATGGCTTAAATGTCAAGCATTTTATACATTCTCTTTTGCCGTCAATAATAGGTTTTTTGTTCTTTGTCAACTCACCAAATGGCGAACACTTCAAACAGTATGAGCGGCGGTATAAGTTAAGATACTTTCCGTTAATTAAAACAGAAAGCTCAAATTCTTCTTTACATTGTTTGCAGATTTTTGTTTTCATGCGTAATCTATTATACACGGCACATAACAAAATAGAAAATAAAAGTTGACTTTTTGATTTGTTGTAGTATATCTCAAGAGCGGTAAGGTTTGTGGGCATCTTGGCAGATATATTTTTAAGGTATTTTGAGGCTCTTGGGACATTGAACTGGCAACTTGCGGATATGTCTGCTGCGATAGGGCAATTTGGGCGCAGGATTGGCTGTGGCGAGCCTTGAATTGTGATTGAAAATGGAGACAGGTTTTGATAGTGGGAACGCTTAAATCGAATCGTAGTAAGTCTCAACACCAAAATTGGTGTATGTAGTTGATTTTGAATGGCTTGTATTGATTTGATAAATGGGTAATCGTGGTAGTTGTGTTAGCAATCCTAATGCCAATGACATAGAGGGCAACAAAGAAAATGATTTGATTGGTTTGGGTGTTTGTTTTTGTGTTTTTTTGGGTGCTGGCCTTTATTTATTTAATTAAAATAAGACAACCCATTCGACTCCCTTATGCCCCACTTTGCCCCAAAGTCAAGCAAATAAAATAACAAAATAAAAATAAAATCCCTTGACATATCTTTCTTGCCGTTCTCCCTTCTCGCCTGATACACGAACCATGCCACACAGCCAAAGAAAACAAATAAAATGAAAACAAAATAACAAAAATTTACTTGCTTTAATTTGATTGCTTTGCTATTATTTCCTACATGAAAACAATTATGAGCGACACAGACATATTTCGTGAGTATGGCGACATCACAACAGAACAAATACACAAAAAAATCTTGACAAGAGCAATGGAAATTGCTAACGTGCGCGTATGAAATACTATTATTCCAAAATAGCCTCGTTTTTGGTCTATCGCGTAAATACAGCCAATAACACCGTGCAATGCTATGGTGCTGATGAATGGTCTGTGAGCGGAGTTGACCCGCGCTTCATCCCTAACTGGTTGCCGGAAATCACCCTAGAGCAAGCAAAGAAAATTTATCCAAATATATCTTGACTTTGTTTTGTTTTCTGTTATTATTTTGCCATGATAACAAAAATCACAAAAGCATACACTCGGAAATATACAGACAACGGCCAACTTTCGGCTTATGTCAAGTGGATTGATAACAATGGCAAATCAGGCAGGACGGAAGGAAAACCAGAAAACTTTCACATGGCCGCGCTGTTTAATCGCGCGCAAAAAGAAGGGGTTGAAATCACACACGAAGTTTGGTGAATTATTTTGTTGACTTTTGGCGCACAGTCTGTTAGATTGTGCGCGTTGTCAGGGGTAGTGCATCGGATAAATGGCGAGTGTCCGAAATGGGTCGAAGGTTATTCATTCTACTAACTTGTAGCGGCAGCAAGTCCCGAACCTCCAAGCCGCAAATTTTAATTTATGAAAGATGTTCCTGAAATACTAAAGGCATTGGAAAGAAATAATTTCCGGCTCAAATATACTGGCGCAAGCACGGTGAAAATATATCCGCCAAATACATCGCAACCGTTCTACTCTTTTCATATTGGCGAGCGCGGATTGCATCCACTTCGCAGATTTGTCAAGCGCAACTGGAATCTTGACCTTGAAACTATCTGAAAAAAAGATTTGACATTCTCAAAAATTCTGTTAATGTCGTGGCGTAACAGTTAAACAAAAACAAATTATGAAAACAAACAAACGAATCCAAAACGCCGGACGCGAAGTTAGCGCGGCATACAATGAAGCAACACGGAATTTGAATTTCCGTTGCGTCACTCCACTACTGCCAGTCGAAGCCGTTGCCATTATGACAAAGGCTTTGGGCGTTGAAAAATCCACGCATTGCGGTTACAATAACTTTTCGCCATCATTGCTTGCCAAGTTGCCAGCAAATAGCGAATTGAATCTTGCCCGTGAAGGCTCGGTTTGCGTTTATGTCAAAGGGGACGTTGAAACGCCGGACGGTTTCAAAAATGATGAACGTCATTTTTACGCGGACAAAAACGAAACGCGCTTTTGGTGGGATTAAGCAGTTTTTGTGCCAAGTTCGGAGTTTGGCGGGGTTTATGGTTATCCTAGAAAACCATTGAGAAACTTTTTTGATTTTTTATTTGACTTTCCGGGAAACTCTGTTATATTGCGTCCATGATTAACGTATTTGAAGCATTGAAATTTGTTGGCGGTCTTTCGTCACCGTCAAAAATGCCGTGTCAAGGCTATTCACTTTCCGCCTTGCGGTGTATCACTGGCGCGAAAATGGCAAAGGTTGAAAATTCCATTTGTTCAAAGTGTTATGCCTTGCGCGGGAATTATCGTTATCAGAATGTCCATGACGCGCACGAAAGACGTTTTGCCGCGTTGAAAAAATCAAAGTGGATTGAAGCTATGGTTTGCGCTATTAACGGTAGCGAGTCTAGCGGTTATTTTCGTTGGCATGATTCTGGCGATTTGCAAGGCGTCTGGCATCTGCAAAAGATTGTGGACGTTTGCAATCTCACGCCGTCAATTAAACATTGGCTCCCTACACGCGAATTTAAGTTTGTTGGCGATTTTGTCCGCGCTGGCGGTATCATACCGAAAAATCTTTGCATCCGTTTTTCAGCTTTGATGTTTGATGGATTGCCGCCGATTGAACTGGCAAAACGCGCTAGCGTTCAAGTCAGCGGCGCAAGCAAGACAGATTTTAATTGTCCGGCAAGTCAGCAAGGCAATAAGTGTCTGGCGTGTCGCGCGTGTTGGGATAAGAAAACATTTGCGGTGAATTACAAGAGACACTAAACGGCTATTAAGCCAGCATGAATTTTGCGGTGACAGTTTGCACAAGTCACGATACACTTGGCGATTTCATCTAGTATCTGTTGCCATGTTGCATGGGTAGTAATCATTTTTGAAATGTTGCTGTCTTTTTCGTCCTTGTTCAAATGGTGAAAGTCAAGACAAATCGGTTCGGTTTCAGGACAAAATTTACAACCAGAATTATGTTTAATTTGATTGACTTTTTCGCGCGTTTCTGTTAAATGTCGGCGGTGGTTAGAGTCAATGCGCGTTCTGTTCTTTGTCCAATGGTTCTTATAGGATTGACTGTTTTGCTGGCGCACACAATCCTTGCATGAATCACAATAACCGTCTTTGGCTCTAGTGCGTTTCCAAAATTCGCCTAAATCCTTTGGCTGTTTGCAGCATGAACAAATCTTTTGCATAACATTAAATACACTAACTTGACTATGATGAGAAACAAAATCATCGTGGTTAATAAAAAAAATCAGTCTAACTAATTATGTTTGACATACTCGGCAATCCCTTATTGCTAATCCTTTTGGCAATCGCGGTTGGAATTTATGCAACACACAAAAAACATACTTGACAAATGAAATTTTTTCTGACATACTACACGCATGAAAAATCATATTGGTTGCGGCTATCTGCAAAACGTGACGACGGCGAATAATTGGCGGAAAGTAGTTTCGCAACTTGCCAAAAACATCAAAGCGGCAAATTTGGATTTTGAATCTATCGCATTTTGCGGAATGTCTGGCGCGTTAGTTGCGCCGACGGTTGCCGGACGTTTAGGCAAAACGATTCTAATGGTTCGCAAAGACAATGACGGCTCTCATTCTGGTTGCAAGTTGGAAGGAAATCCAAACACAAAAAATTTCATCATCGTTGACGATTTGCTTTTCACCGGCAGCACGATTAACAGAATCATTGAAACAATCCGCGCCAATGACTTCACAAAGGACGCAAAGTGTGTTGGAATTTTTCTTTACAATTCGCACCGCAACCATAATTTTAATGACATTCCAGTTAAATCATTTTTGATTTATTGATTTTTCTGTTGACAAATCCTAAAAAATCTGCAATCATACGCGCATGAAAAGATTGAACACCAAGCAACGGATTAAACTGGCAATCCAATTTTTGCGGACAATAGAAAGTCAAATGCGCCAGTTGAAGAAAAACTGGCTTCGCTTGGGGCGGAATTTCTAAATTCAGGGTGTTTCTCGCGCTGTTATCGTCTGGGCAAATTTGTCATCAAAATTGGTGACGATAATTTTAGCAGATTGCGCCCATTGCTTCGCATTGAATCTTTCAAAAAATACGCGCCAACGGTTTATTGGATTCACGAAAAGGGATTTGCCCTAGTGTGCAAATACGTTAATTTTGGTTCAATTCAAGATTGGCAGAAAAGAGTTGACATGAAGCAAAAAATCATTTCAATTTTTGAGTCAATCGGCGTTCGCTTGTGTGATTTGCACGGCAGCAATTTAGTTGTGGAAAAGAAAACCAAACACCCTTTGATTGTGGACTACGGCTGTTTTATTAACGCTTGACATTCTCCGCGCCTTGTGATAACCTCGGCGCGTAACTGAAACAAAATAAAAATCAAATGAAAAAAACAATCGTCACTTATTGGAAAAATCGCACGAAATACTCGCACGCATTTACTGGAGAATTGCTTGTGCGTTCACAAGTTGAACAACGGATGCTTATGCAATTCCAAGTTACCGCGCGTTGCATTGAATCAGTTGAATTGATTGGCAACTAGACTTTCGGGGTTCGCAATCATCCAAAAATTGCGCCACTAAAAACGTGCAAGGCTAACTACCTTGCACAATCCTTTTCCCCAAATAGCTTTGAAATACATACGCGCGAAATATGCGCGCGAGCGCGGGGAACGTCATTAGTAAAACTCATTTGAATCATTAGTCTCGGTTATGGTATTAGCAGGGGTCGTGCCAAGCGGTAAGAAACGCGCATTTTGTGAATAACTTTATTTGTTATTTGTTTGGATTTTGTTTGACTTTGGTTTTGTTTGTGATAGTCTTTAGGCATGAAAAACGAAATGCGCGGACGTTGTAAATGGTGCATCGCACGGATTGGCGTTGAAAGCTACCGGATGCCTCATGGAATCTGGCATAAAGGGCTTTGTGTCCCGCTTATCGGAAATTTCACAGATACGATTTGCCCTGATTGTCTGGTGATTGAAAAAGAAAAAATTAAAGCAATGAATTTTAGTTGACATTTGCCGGAATTGTGTTAATGTCATTTCACGGTCAACACAAACAAACAAAAAAACTATGCGAGTAATCACTAAAAACATTGTCGGCGCGTTCCTTCAACGGATTAAAAAGGCGTCTGGTAACACCACTTCAAATGGCACAAGCCTTTTCCTTCATGGAAACGAGATTGCGCGGCACACGCCACAAGGCTTGGAAATCACAAATGCTGGCTGGTTTTCTCCTACAACAAAAGAGCGTTTGAACGCTTTGCCGAATGTCAGCATCGCACAAAAGGCGCGTGTCTGGTATTTGAACGGCATTGAATGGAATGGTGAATGGAAACTGGTTTGACTTTCAAGGGGTTTGCGGTAATCCTTTGAAACCGCCAGTTTGATTTTGATACCTTGTGACATCTTGGCACAGTTTGAAAAATTCAATGTCATCTAGGGCGCGTCGTCCTAAATTTGCATCAACGTCAACAAGTCGAATGTTTGAAATGTCACTTGTCCCATTTTGAGACATTGGAAGAACGTGGTCGGGCGATATATTTTCATTAGTCAATCTTCTTCCAGTAAGCGGACAAATTAGTTTTTGTTTTCGTGCCAAACGGTATAATTCAAACTTGGTTACGTTGCTAAACTTGTCTCCGTTCTTGATTCGCCTAGCTAGTCTTACAAATGTATGTTTCTTGAAATACTTCTTTTGCTTAATACGTTGTAACGCTCTAAAGGCTTGCGTCCCCTTGTGGCGATTATACCAATCCATTTGAGCTTGATTGTTTGATTTTCCCATATTAGTTAATTACACTCAAATAGCCTAATGGTGAAGTTAATCTAATGGCTACGATGTTCAGTTTTGCTCATGCCATACAGTAGAGATGCTTATGGTATGGACTGCAATGATTGGATTAGTTTTGTTTATGTATTGGCTAGGATGTATTAGAAAAGAAAAGTGAAGATTTTTTGTTTATTTGCTTGCATTGTTTCCAGTCTGGCGCGATACTCTTAACAGTTAAATGACTTGCGGCCAATCGGCAGCGGTTTAACAAGTTGAAAGCAAACAGAAAATTATGCAAACTGAAAAGCTAGTTGAACGGATAACGGACAAGCGCGGGCAGTCTTTGAACGTGCGGCTTGTGTCAAACGTGCCATGCCTGAAAGCTCATGCGGCAAACATCGTGCAAAAGGTTACGGCAATGACGGTAATCAGCGGGATTTCATTTGAAAACCGCAAAGACATACGCGACGCGATTGAGGCGGGCGAGCGCGGCGAAGTTGGCGCGTTGCCGTGGGGACAATGGAAACAATTCCCGCACGTCATTGAACACAAGGGCAAAGATTATTTGCGCCTGTATTTGCCAAGCAAGGCGCAGATTGACGCGGGGTTTTTCAAACAAACAACTGTGAGTTTCACTTGCAATGGCAAGGAAATTTCACGCGCGGAAGCGGTCACACTTTGCGGAAGCAAAGCGGAAGCGAAAGAAAATGAAAGCGGTTGCATGACGGTAAAAGCGGAAAACTTGGCGATTGTGGACTAAACAAAACGCCGTGCGGATAGCAACGCACGGGAAACTTTAACACAAAAAGATTATGACAAACACAAACACACACACGCCAACGATTAACCGCGCGAAGTTGCTTGAATGGAATTTGCGCCGTCCGTTGTTACAACGTATTCACGCGGAAGATTTGCAAGAGCGCGTTAGCTTTGCAAGTGTGCGCGGAAACTTGGTTGCGTTTCACGCCACGATTTCCGCCGAAGTTGCGGCAACATTGAACGCGGCACGCTCATTAACAGACGCGCTAATGGAGCTTTGAACGTCATAAGAAAACATTAACCCTGATTGGAAACGATTAGGGTTTTTTATTTTGAATTTGATTTGATTAGCTCTGCTGATGCCCCCCCGAATTTATGAAAAAAATTAGAAAATCTAATGTCAGAAATCGCATGGGGGTGTCCCTTTCTTGTCGTTACTTTGAAATCGGCGGAAAGCAAATTCATTCGGGCAAAAAATGGACACGAAAAAAATCTATTCCGACAAAATCATTAAGACGAAAAAATGTGAGTCAATTTACGACTGATTTACTATAATAAAGTAATATGAAAATCTGTGCAAGATGCAAATTACCTAAAGAAGAATCAGAATTCAGTCCAAGTATTAAACTTAATAAATTTGGAAAACCTTATCTTTTTTCTTACTGTCGCCCATGCTGGTATTTGAAAACACAAGAATACGCCAATAAAAATCCAGAAATCAAAGAAAAAAGAAGACAAGCAAGAAAACTATACTATCTCTCAAGAAAAGCTCATGTAAAAGAACTAGCATACAAAAATTATCACTCGAAATCTCCAGAAGAAAAACAATTTATCTCTGAAAGAAACAAAAAATGGCAGCAAGATAATCCAGATAAAGTTAAAATTTACAATGCCAGAAAACGTGCAAAACCAGAAGTAAAGATTTGTAATGGACTTAGGCAAAGAATAAGAAAAAAAATCAAAAATATCCAAATTAGGATTAGCTTATCAAAGACTATTGGAAAAAAGCCAAGAGAACTCAAAACATATATTGAATCGAAATGGTTGCCGGGAATGACTTGGGAAAACCATGGGCTTTATGGTTGGCACATTGACCATATTCGCCCCTGCTCCTCTTTTGACCTAAACGACCCAGAAGAAATAAAGAAAATCAATCATTTTACAAACCTCCAGCCATTATGGGCAAAAGACAATCTTTCTAAAAGCGATAAATATACTCCTGAAATTTTATTTAATTAAATTTACATTCCCATAATCTACCTAGGTGGATTACATAATCCCCATAAGCCTCTTAAAAAACACCAAATCACAACCACTAAAAAGATATAAAACATATCCTTATTGTAGGTGTAATCCTTAAATATGATTCTATTAGGAAATCGCAGTGAGTTGATTTTAGACTTTTTTTCTTATGCTAAGGATGGTTCTTCCAAAGGTTGTCTAATGGCAATAATTGAGGGCGAGTTATCTCGACAGATTACTGATTTTGCTAAAAAGAACATATCTCCTGAAAATCTCGCTGATGATGGTATTGAAAAGTAGCCTCATATTACTGTTTTGTATGGTTTTAATTCTGATTTTGAGGTAAATGACCTTGAAGATTTCTTGGATAGTCAAGGTTCTTTGGATTTTAGTCTTGGTTCTATAAGTCGCTTTGAATGTCCTGAATATGACGTATTAAAGATAGAAGCGAAATCCCATACAGCACATCAACTTCACCATTCCATAAAGAAAAAATTCACTAATTCAATTAGTTCAAAATTCACATCTTATCATCCACATTTAACTTTGGGATATATCAAGAAGGGAACTCATAAAGAATTGGATGGAAATAACTCTTTTCAAGAAAAGAACATTATTTTTGATTCTTTGCTCTTTTCACCATCCAACAAAATCAATAGAAAACATCTAAAATTAAAAAAATAGGTGTAATTTAATTTATATGTATATTTCTGGTTCACTCAGCACTTACGAATCGAGGCTTCATTCGCTTCCAACAGGCCAAAGCGACTTCGATACTGGCTTCTTGGTTGAAGGAAGCGGGTATTCAGGTATGATTACAGCAGCCCAACTGAAAAAATGGAATGTCGAATTTCAAAAAAGGGCTGAAACATTACTTGAAAGTGAAAAATACTATCTTACTGGCGCATTAAACATCCCCACAACCGGCTAATACGATTTCATTAGGTGGATTATTCAATTCCACATGATATTTTTCAATATTTCCAATATAATTTTCCTCTCCATTTTCTTTAGCGATTTTTGTTGTTGCCCATAAGGGCTGGAGGTTTGTAAAATGAAAGCATTTGGATTGTTCTTCAGGTAATGATAAATCAAAAGACGAACAAGGTTTGATATGGTCAATATGCCAGCCATAGACACCATAATTTTCCCAAGTCATATTTGAAGTAAATTTTCCCTCCAAATGAGAACGAAGTTGTTCGTTTGTGCATCCCAATAAATTTAATGTAGAGGTTGATTTATTTTCCCCTTTTAATGCGAGATTTAATCTTCTTCTTAAATTATATGTAAGTCTAAGACAGGAGCCAGTTTTCATATTTTTCCTTCTCCATTTATTTCTATACATCCTAGTTTTTTGTTTGTTATTTTTCTTCCATTTTTTATTTGAATTTTTTAACTTTTCTTTATGGTTGTGTTGGTAAATTTTAATGCTATAAATTTCACAAGTCTTGCAGGCGCTTTTTTTCCCATCATTGTTTCCATTATCATTATAAAAATCTTCCAACGATTTCATTAAATGGCATTTGCGGCAGATTTTAGTTTGAATCATGTGTATCTTATTATAGATGAAAACACTCAAGTTTAGAGTAACTGTTTCTAATAAAACTACCGTCATCTTCCTATGAGCAGAAAACACAAAAATAAAAAACGCACCCAAGACCAAAGCCCAAAGATTCCACAGAACGCAAAAATCACAGGTGGTTTGAATATCCTAGAACGTCAGAATCTCAATGATAAACAAAAGAAATTCCTTGAAATTGCCTTGAACAAGGACACAAAAATGATGTTTGTATCCGGCCCTGCTGGAACTTCAAAGACTTACATGGCCGTATTATCTGCCTTGAAGCTCTTGAATCTTAAACGAATGAGTGATATTATTTATTTGCGTTCCGCAGTAGAATCCAGCGACAACAAACTTGGGTATTTGCCGGGAGAAGTTTCTGATAAGCTATCGCCTTACGTCCAGCCTTTGATAGATAAACTAGCCGAGTTCCTTTCTAAGACAGAGGTGGATAGACTTCAAAAAGAAGGAAGGCTCGATTCTATTCCTATTGGATTTCTTAGAGGACTGAATTGGAACGCCAAAGTAATCATCGCTGACGAAGCGCAGAACTGCACAATCAAGGAATTGACTACCCTCATTACACGCGTTGGCGAATTCAGCAAAGTCTTTGTATTGGGCGACCCTGAACAATCAGACATTAACGGCAAATCAGGGTTCTTGAAAATGATGAAGGCTTTCGACGACGAGGAAAGTAGAAAAAATGGTGTATTTATCTTTGAATTTACCGACGATGATATTGTCAGGAGCGGATTGGTGAAATTCATAATCAGAAAGCTTAAAGAAATCAAGTAACCAAATGAAAATAATGACTTCCGAGGAACTCTATCTTCACCGATGGTGGGAAAAGGACTGGTATATTGAATGGTGCAGATTAGCTAACATTACTCAAACTTAATTGTCTTGAGTATCGTTTCTATTGGATAGATTTTGGGCTTGCCCTCCCTGATAAAAAGGATGTGCTTCATTTGACTTTCATTATTTTGCTTTATGAAGGCAAAACAGTCATCTATCTTCCTAAATACTGCGAAATCAATGCTTGCTGCGTTAAAATTTGGATTCGGTGGTTGATAGGCGTTCTCCGTTATCGCGCGATTGACGTTTAAGGGGTCTGAAATAATAATCTTATTCCAGAGGACACAAATGTTTTCATCAGCGTAACAGTATCCTTGGTATCTCAGGATATTGTCTTGAAAAGCTTCCAAAGCTTTATCCAAAGTCCTCTCTCTTATTATGAATGGACTATTAGGATGATGCTTGAGCATTAACTCCTGACATTTGATAAAAAAATCAATTTTTTGACTTTGTTCCAGCGATTGAAAAAGCGCACTCATAAATTAAATAAATAAAATGGGCCTAATACCCTAGAATATAGTAAGATAAACTTATGGATATAACTAGCAAATTTTGTCATCACTGTGGAACTAAACTTCCAGCAACATCGAAATTCTGTTCTGGATGTGGAACGTCATTGGCATCCATTGACGAGAAACCTCCGGGTTCAATTCCTAAACCACCATTGGGTAGGATTCAACAACAGAACACATTTGAACCTACTATTGTCGGAGCAAGTAGAAGAAGGGATGATGACGATTATGAAGGTTCTATTCACGCAGATAGAGTCGAGAGTCTTGCTGAACTCGGAATCAGCATGAGCGAACTTGACATTTCTATTGATATGCCAAGAAATCAAAGAGAAACTTTTTCCGATGTTGTTAAGGGTGGACTAGGATTACCACCGGGATATAAAGAACCGCCTCGTCCAGCAGGAGCTTTAGAAGGCGGTGCTGTTGAAATTTTAAGAGAAGGTGCGGCCATCAAACCCGGCGGGACTTCACACGAAGTAAAACCATAAAATGAAACAAATCAAACGCCCCAGTTTTGAGGAATGTTTGGATTTGATTAACCAAGAAATAGTCAAACGAAAGTCCAAATGGAATTTGTCTTCTATCGCGTGGATGGATTTTGATGATGTTTCTCAGATTATCCGAATTCATATCTATCAGAAATGGTGTCAATATAATCCTGAAAAGCCATTAAAACCTTGGATTTCGACGATTATCTCGCACCAAATCAAGAATCTGATTCGTAATAATTATACTAACTATGCCAGACCTTGTTTGCGTTGTGATGCTGCTGTTGGTGAAGATGGTTGTAAGATTTACAAGGAGCAATGCGAAGCTTGTCCACTGTTTGCCCACTGGAAAAAGAACAAGCAACCCGCCACTTTTGTCAAACTCCCCCTTTCGATAGAAAACCATTCCCACGAAGTCCATGAAATGAAGGACAATGCCCCTTACTCGGTTTTAGCAGAGTTAAAACTTCACGCGGTAATGAAGAAAATCTTGAAACCCATTGAATATCAAGTATATCAAGGTTTATACATGGAACATCGAGAAGAATCAGATGTGGCTAAGTCTCTGGGCTTTATATCCAATGAAAAGGGTAGGACTCCCGGCTATCGCCAGCTTAAAAATATCCAGAAAGCCATTATCAGCAAGGCTCGAAGGCATATTGAGGTGGAAGGTCTTGACTAATGATTCTTACTGTAGAACAAGAAAAGCAAGTTCTGGACTTTTGGAACAGGACTCCCGATAGTCCGCCCGGACTAAAGGAGATTACCGAGCATATTTTCCCCGGACAGAATTATGATGGGCGTTCCGAACAAGGGAAGGCTATTAAGTTTGCTTTGGCTAAATTTAATTTGAAGGCAAAGGGGGCGCATGAAATACCGTCCAAGACTTCTGAAATCAAATTAACTGATGAACACCAAGCTTTCATTACGAATAATGTCGCTACTATGGGTTCTCTTGAAATTGCCAAGATTATTTTTGCAAATCCTTCTCTTACTAATCTCAATGCAGAAACCCGTTCTGTCAACGAATTTATAAAAACTCTTGATACAAAAGTTGTCTATAATGCTTCAGCTAATAATGACATTCCAGTTGGAAACTATGAGCCACCGAATACTTTGGATAGAGTATTGAAACGCGCTAACAAATACGTCAATGGCGTTATTGACAAGGAAAAACTTAACAGCAGACAAAAAAAGGGTCTTGAAATGCTGATTAACTATCTACACACTTATCGTTTTATCCGTCAGATGAACACATACGATTCAGATGATGATAGGAATTCTTGTGAAGATGCTTTCATTCGTTATACCTATGACAAACCAGATTTGACTCAGGAAGAAATTGACCAATATATTGAACTTTCAAATCAAGGAGTCCGTGCCATCAGTATTCAAAGACGAAGCGAAAGTATGCAACGCCGATTGGAGGAAATACAAGACGGTGGTGACCAAAAACTTTCAATGGCGTGGGTTGAAGCTATTGGAAAAGCAGGAACGGAACAAGACCAGTGTTTGAAAAGAATAAATGACTTGCTTGATGACTTGAAGGAGAAGCGCAGCAAGAGGCTTTCAAAACAAATCCAAGAAAACGCATCTATCCTCAATCTAGTCCAAGCATGGAGATTTGAAGAAAACAGAATTAAACTCGTCAAGCTCGGAGAACTCGAACAACTAGGCATCCAGAACGAGGCTGAAAAGCTTATGAATATGGCTGAGGTTCGTTGTTTGATTTTAGGATTGAACAAGGATGATTTCGTAAAGGAATAAAATGATTGTATGCCAACTATGCAATGAGCCTTTCGATACGATTCCGGTGTTTCATAAACATCTGAAATCCCACAAGACTGCCCAGACTGTTTATTACCAGAAGTATTTTCCGCGTTTTGACAAGTATGATAACTCAATCATAAGATACAAGAACTATGATTACTATTTCTCCTCGGATTTCAACTCGAAGTCAAATTTCAAGAAATGGTTCATTGCTGCTCCTGTTGAGCAAAGGAAATTGTATGTAGTTGATTTTCTTTCTAAACGTAAAGAGAAGAAGGGATTGACTTTTTTCCCTTCTCAAATAGAATTAAAAACCCTAATGATGCCCGGAATCAAGTATATCAATGGTAATCTTGGGGGCTATGAAAGTCTCTGCAAAGAATTAGGACTTAAACCTCGCTTTTCCCAAGATTACTTGGATTCCACTAAATTTAAGGACGTATCCAAGAAAATTATTTTTACCGATTCTAGGGAACAAGACCCTTTGGATTTTGACAATACTACCAGAGTAGAGGGCATGAGTTTTGGAGATTATCGAATGGCTGGTTCCCAGATTTATATTGAAAGGAAAAATCTTGGGGATGCTTGGGGGACTTTATCTGGTGGATTTGCCAGATTTGAACGTGAAATTGTAAGAGCAAAAGAGGCGGGCGCATATCTTGTCATTCTCATAGAGAGTTCATTCGAGACTTTAGAACAATTTCCCCTTCAAAGAAAAGTTTGTGGAAAAATCAGACTACCAGTAGAATTTATCTATCATAACATAAGGGATTTGATGCAAAAATATGACCATATCCAATTTCTTTTCGCCAGAGATAGGAATGAAGCAAGCCGAATTATTCAAAAGATTTTTTCAGCAGACGAACAAGTAAGGAAGGTTGATTTGCAGTATCTTCTCGATATTGATAAACTATGATTTTCTATCCCGAAAAATACAGAAACAAAAAACCTGATATAAACAAGGAAATCCTTGCTATTAAAGGTGAAATGGATGAATATACTGCTAGAGTTACTCTTGCTAAGTTCCTATTCCATAATCTCGGCTTTACTGCCGACATGATTGCTGGAATCAAACTTTACCCTGACCAGATTATCAATATCAAGGGGTTACTTGAAAGCAATTATTCGATGTGTGTTTGGGGTCGTGGTTGTGGTAAAAGTTATATTGCGGCTGTTTTCTGTTTGCTGCAATGTATCTTTTTCCCCGGTTCAATGATTCTTATAGCTGGCCCGACTTTCCGCACAGCAAGATTGATTTTTAATTATATTGAAAAAATTTGTGAAAATCCAGACGCCCAATTACTCTTGCAAGCAATGGGTGTCAAAAGCAAACGTAGTGACCAATTTATCTGGCGTATCAACGGTGGAGAAATCACAGCTATTCCACTTAACGGCGAAAAGATTCGTGGTTTCCGTGCGAATGTCTTGATTATTGATGAATTCCTTTTGATGAATAAAGACATGGTTGAAAAAGTCTTAATTCCTTACTTGGTTGCTCCTCAAGACATCAGGGAGCGACAAATTATTCGTGAAAAGGAAACTGAACTTATCCGAAGGGGAGTTCTCAAAGAAGAAGAACGAATGAATTTCGAGAATAATGCAAAATTCATCGCCCTTTCATCTGCAAGTTATACCTGCGAATACCTTTATGAGAAATATCAAGAGTTCGTAAAACAAATTTACTCTGATGAAATGCCTGAAAATGGTGCAAAATATTTTGTCAGTCAAATGGCTTGGGATTCTGTTCCTGCTGACCGTATGGAAAAGTCAATCATTGAATTGGCAAGGAGCGACCAGTCAAATTCAGCAAACTTCAAAAGAGAATATGGCGCGCAGTTCATTGATGG